ATGCAACTACTTCCCCTATAACACCTTGCCAACCGTTAGAATTATTATTCCTTTCACCACCTACACAAACACCATTAACGCCAATAGGTGAATTTGCCGAAAAAGATATAAGAAAATTATTTGCTATTGTATTTGAAACTCCCAAAACATCATCGCCACTTGATATTACTATTTCGTTTAAATACAAATTATCAAAAAACCTATAATTATAAAAATCGGGTGTTCCGGGATACCCTACTAATCCTACCCCCCCTGCTGTACCACCACTTGTAAAAGCACTATACAAACCGTTAAATCTTGGAAAAGTTGTATCTGCTGCATCCCAACGTCCAACAACGTAAACATCTTGCCAATTATCAGTGTTTGCACCTCTATTTAACCCAAGTCTTTTTCTATTTGTCGATGCACCCCAATCAATAGCGTTATTACCGTTAATAGAAGCACCATTTGTAGGTCTGTCAGTTGATAAAGTTTGTACAACATTGTTACTGTTACCACTTTTATCATCCCATTGACTAACATCTCCGCTTACTTCTGTAATAGTAGAAGCATCAGTAGCATCTAGCCATAAGTTAGGCGATAGGTCTAAAGGACTAAAACCGCCACCGCCTTGTGTTTGATTAGCTAATAAAATTCTACGTCTACTCATTACGATAATACTTTTAAATCCGCACTATAAAAACCGCTTTCCACATAGTCAATCGTAATTCTATTCCATACTGAACCATCGTAATCAGTTAAGTCTAAATCCCAAGCTGTAACCGCTGTAATAGCAAATTCGCCTGTTAAATAAATAGTTATGGTTTTAGGATGTGTAGGTAAATTAATATCACTAAATGTAACCGCTGCGGTAGCAGTTAATTTATGTACTGTAAAATTCCAATCTAAATTAGTCGCACCGCTTATATTCGCAGTAGTTAAATTGTCTTTACCACCAATAGCGTTTTGTAGATTAGCTTTAGTCATTTTTTGATTTAACGGTGTAGTACCTACATTAGTTACAATAGGTATTAAATCAGTATCACCACTAAATGATGTTGCTTCTGTTAAATCTGTTATTTTTTTATTCGCCATTATTCTAAAATTAGGTAATCGTTATTTTCTGTAAAAATATATCCGCCGGATTCTAAAATGATAAATTCATCAACTAATGCCGGCGACGATATTATCGGTTTATTTTGTACTTGAAATCCTAAACCAATCATTTTTTTATCTTAAATAACAAATAATTTTTCCACTTACAACCGTAATGTCATCAAAATTTCCATACAATATTAATCCGCTTGCTAAAACTAATGATGTTATTGATGAATCTCCGCCGCTTGCATTATTTGAACAACTAATTGTTGAGTCTTCTAATGATTGAATAGCTGCGAAATTTTCTCCTATTGTTGATGTTTCAGACGCTGAAATAATTCGTAAACCATAGTCACCGAATGATAATCGTTGATACTCATTTGAAAAATTTAAATTTACTCCCATGTTTTACAGTATATTTCACAAATATACAAAATTTAAAAATCATTTTTAACGCATTATTTTTTCCAGGATTTCACGATTTTTTCCGCCGAACGCGCACCAAAATAACCGCCGTAAACTAATAATAAAAGACTTGACAATAAATCAATCCATTCGGACGCAATATTGAAACCACCAATTGACGAATCTAAAATAATATAAATAAACAACGTCAACGTTAAAAAAGCCAATACCAATGGCCTAATATTTTTTGTCAAAAATGAATCCGTCGCATTGTCCGACGTCCAACGTTTTGTCACTTCTTGCATTTCTATAACGTCAAATTCTAATTCCGCCAACAACATTTGTTTGTCAACTTCTGACAATTGGCCGTCGTTTTTTATTTTGTCGCTTAATAAATTTAAACTTCCAATTCCGGTAATATTTCCGGCAATGTCTAATAATTCCGGCGCAACTTTTTTTCCGTTTGCAACCAACCAACGCAACGCATCGCCAACGCGCGACGTTCCGTTTTTATCTTTATATGATTGCTTTGCCATTATTTATTTTTTAGTGTAATCCCAACGCGATTTTTGATCGCGAATGTCAACATGGGTGAACGTGTTATATTTTCCTATTCCGCCAAAATCCAATTGTCCCAATTCAACCATTTCGCAAACTAATTTATGAACTTCGTTCGCGCTCATTCCGTCAATTACAATGTCCGCCGCTTTGCCCAATTTATGTTGGCTATATTTAGCGCCTTTAATGATGTTATCGTTATAACTTGGACATCTATATCCGGAATTTATTTTGATTGGCTTTCCGACTTTGTCACGCAAAATTTGCAATTGGTCCGCCAACTTAATCATGTTGTTTTTTATGTCGGCGCTAATCTTACATTTACAATCTTTTAAATTGCCTTTGCATTCAAATTCGGAAACCGAAAAATTTTTAGTCATCTTTTTTTTTGTTTAAAAAATACCAACGTTGTGCGGTGTAACCTATTGAAACGGCTAATAATAATATTTTTAAAATTTCGTCAATTGCAGTAAATGAAATAAAAAACGAAAACGTGTTTAATATGTATAATTTCAAATCATTCATTTTTAAAAACTTAATATTGTGATTAAAATATCTTCAACAACCATTGACGCGCCGGATTTGTCGGCTTTGACTTGTATTTTGCAACCGCCGGTTAATTCGCTTGTTTGTGTGAATATTTGCGTCGTTCGAGAATAACGAACTTGATCGCTATTTGACGCAATGTTGTCGTGTGAAAATTCAATTGATTTTCCGGTGTCCGGAAAAAATAAACGCGCGTCAATTCTAGTATTTGCAGCGCCGGCCGTAACGTCAAAATCGTTTCTAACTAAAATTATTTTATTTGCTCCAACCTTTGACGTGTCAATTTTGTTTGCTGCTGAATCCCATAAATCGCCAACAACATAAGACGGCAAATTCGAATACGTATTGGAACCGGCTTTGTCGTTTGTTAAATCGGTCCATGTGTCCGCCGTCAAATTTATTGGCGTCACGCTTGTTGCGGTGTCAACATAATAAGCGAATCCGCCTAATATATCGTAAATGTCATTTACGGACGTTTTTATTTCGTTTAAATCTGCGGCCGTTACTTTATTAATTGCCGGCAATACTGACGTTTGATTGTCAATTTTTGTTGTATAGGTAATTTTTGCCATTGGTTATTTTTTATGATTGTAATTCGTTTTGCAATTCGCTTTGTAAACCGCCAACCGAATCGATTTGTTCAATTTTATTTGACAATTCAATAATGGCGCGAAAATATGTAAAGTCTTTTAAATCGTCTTGTAAATATTTAACGCCTTCGTTTACGCTTGTATAAACATTAAAACCGTTTGCGGTCAAATCAATATAATTGGCCGAACGTGTGCGTAATTGCTCCAGGCATTGCGAAACCATTAAATTTGAATCCAATTCGCCGCCGTCATCACTTGCAAACCTTGTGACGCATTCAACGCGCGTTATTGTTTCCAAATTGAACGACGTTTGGTTTTGGTCCGTTTCGTCATTTGATACGGAATAAACGCGAATAAATGGATAACTCGCATTTGTTGGAACGCGTCCATAAATCGGAACGTTTGATCCGTCAATTGAAACGTTACCATTTAATTTTGCAATGATTGCCTTTCGTACATAATGAATCGCTTCTAACATTATTTAATTGCTTTTTTTATTTCGCCATTAAGACGATTTAATAAATTTTTAAACCCTATTCGCGCCGAACTAAAAAAGAACGGACGCGCCGGTAAATTAACTTCTTTTATTCCTTTGCCTTTAAATTGTGCGGCGTAACTTGGCGGAATACCTAATTCTAACATATCGGTTAAATCAACCGAACCACCGGTTCCAAATTCAACATAAGGCGCGTAATGTGCGGCCGCTATAACGTCAACGGATTTTCCACTTCGTTGTGTGCTAATGGATTGTTTTAATGCGCCTTTGTCAACCGGCGCCGAACGTTTTGCCATTCTGACAATATCTAATCCGGTTTTTCCTAATTCTGCGGAAACGGTCCTGGATTCAAACGCGCGCATTTTATCCAACTTATTTTTTAGTTTGCTTAAATCCGATTGATTTATTTTTATGTTAACGTTCATTTATACGGATTTTGTCGCTAATAATTTTGTGTGAAAATCCAAATCAAAATCAAATTTGTCGTTGATTCTATATTTTTGCGTTTGATTTTCCAATGTAAAAATGTCGCCTAACTGAATCAATTGCGCGGTATTTTTACGCATTGTTATTTCGATTTGAATATCTTGTTCACGTTTGCCGAATTTGTCGTTTATTTCGCCTTTAATTTGTTTTAAATCGCACCATACCGTTGCAACGTTCGACAATGTAGAATTGAAACCGCCGAAATCGTCCGGCGTTTTTGTCAAACGTTTGATTGTAATTTTTGAATTTAATTTTCCGGCGTTCATTATATGAAAACTGATTTATAAGACGTTAAAATTGATTTTGTTGATGTTGGTATTTCTGAAATCGAACCTTCTATAAAATCGCTTCTATTGTCGTAATACGTCGAAATTAATTGTAACATCGCTTGTTTAATCAATCCGTCGTCAATTCCGTTTGTTATGTACGTAATTTTGACGCGTTCGCCTGGACCTTGATCCAATTCAATGGTTTCATTATCCAAACCTAAAATTTCGTAATCCGTTGTTGCGGTTCCGTCAATAGTGATTTCTTCAATGCTAGCAATTGGACCAAATGGCAAATCAAAAATTCCGTTTGTCGAATCTAAATAATACGTTCTATTTTTTGCCACAATATCACGCGAAATATAATTTTCGCACCAAATCCGCGCTTGTGTAATCATTGCGGAAATAATATTGTCATCTGCGGACGTATCAATACGAACGTAATCTTTAACATTTTGACCGGTCAACAATTCGTTTCCGGTTGTTGAATTTATTTTAATTTGTCGCATCGTCTTTTGATTCAATTGATTCAATTTTCAATTCCTTCGTTTCAAAATTTTCTTTGTTTTGCTTTTTTCTAACTTTAGACGCAAAACCCTTCGCAATCCAATTTTTTGCAATGTTATCCGGCAATTCTATTTTGTCGCCTTCATTGTAACGTTTGCCACCTCTTAAAATTGATTGATTAATTATTAACTTCATGATATTGTATTTTGCGTAAAGATAAAAAAAAAGCGCCACATTAATTTTGTGACGCTTTTAATAGAATAGAAAACAAGTAATGAAATTACATTTGCGCAAAGTTATTAAAAAATTTTGAATATTTTTTTAATC